CCCAAGACATACCAAGTCGGAGTTTGCCTCATACTTACTTCCTGCTTGGATGGTGGGCCGTGATCCAAAGCTCAAGATCATTCAAGCAACGCACACAGGAGAACTAGCAATTAGATTTGGTAGAAAAGCAAAGAACCTAATCGACAGTGAAGATTATTCAAAAATTTTTAAAACACGATTACAAGAAGATAGTAAAGCAGCAGGACGTTGGGAGACATCAGATGGTGGTGAATACTTTGCGGCTGGTGTTGGTGGAGCGATTACTGGACGTGGTGCGGACTTACTAATCATTGACGACCCACATTCAGAGCAAGATGCAATGTCCAAGGTCGCACTAGAAGGAGCTTACGAATGGTATACCTCTGGTCCACGACAAAGGATGCAGCCTGGTGGTAAAATAGTTTTAGTTATGACTAGATGGAGCACAAAAGACCTAA